CTATATGTTCTCAACTTAAGGTCATTCACGATTGGTACATACGTACGTTCTAGTCTCTTCTCAATTTCCTTGGCATAATTATTCAATATCATTATATCTAAAGCTTCGGTATTATAATCCATTGGCCTATCGCTGTATATCCAATCTATCTTCCCGCTAGACTTCAACTCTGGATAGTTATTCGTGATATAATTACGGTATTGTAGTGCTATCGTGATGCGCGATTGATATTTCAGCTTTATGGTAAGAAACCTCTCCAATTTTCGACCATACCAATCACTCTTCCTATTGATAAGTATCTTTTCATCGTCATTAAATTTAGTTTCTGTCTTCGCCCCTTTGATCAGTTGCGCTATAATATCATCATAACCTTGCTTAGTATCAACTTCATGGTAATTGTCTAAACTCCGATACTCTTTAAGGGACTGTCTGTTTTGTATACTTATTTTAACATTCCAAGGTTTCCTCTCTAATTTAACATTCCCCATAAACAATGTATCACTATTCAAGATACCCAGCACAGTATACTTTTCTGGCAACTGTGAAGGGCTATGACATAATAGTATTCGGTTTCTATCACCGTATTTTTCAATATTTTCTTTGGTTAGTTTACTCCCAAGTTTCCACCATTGGTTCATATTAATTAACTTTATCGCTCGATTCATTTTATCCCACACTATCGTATCAATATCCTGGAACAATAGTCTAAATGTTCTCGCCAATGTGGATTTGCCCATTCCTGATGGGATTACAATTGCATACCAGCCATTTATCCCACTTCTCATTTTAGTAATACGCATCACCCTCAATATCCAGTCATCAGCAATAATAATCCTTGCCTTTTCATTATTCTTTTTAATACTTGAAAAAATATCATATAACATCTGATCAATTAATTTAGTCGATGGCCTCCTGTTTATACACCCTGATATATCCGAACGCCTTATCCAGTCACAATAATTCTTGATCGTAGAATTAATCTCCGCCAGTTGGCTCATTGGTATTTCCCGTATCGGATTAACCTCAATAAACGTCAGTATCATTCTGCTACTATAACCCGTTAAAACCCCTTTTATAGTTACCCGTCGTAGGTATTCATTTACGTGTTTCTTAATAAAAAACTTAGCCGCATTTATCTTTAAATCCATTGCAACATAGGTCTCAGCAATTAACACAGTGCTAATAAGTCTCTTAACATAGATATCATCATCATCACCCTGTGCATTTATGTCGTAATGCACTGTGTGGCCTTGTTCCTTTAAAGCTTCTATACACGTAAAAAAC